GTGGATAAAAAATAAATGGCCGCCGAGTCGTCGCGTTCAGACGACATTATTTACTTCTGCGAGAACTACCTAATCACGCCGGAGGGCGCGGATGTCGGCCAGCCCATCCGGCTGCGCGGCTGGCAGAAGGACATCATCACCGAGATTTACGACACGCCGACCCGGCAAGCGATTGTGTCGATGGGTCGCAAAAACGGCAAAACGGCGTTGGTCGCAATGCTGGTGCTGGCGCATCTGGTCGGTCCCGAGGCGCGCCGCAACGGGCAGATCTTTTCAGCCGCACAATCCCGTGACCAGGCCGGCATCGTGTTCAGCCTAGCGTCGAAGATGGCGCGGATGTCACAGGAGCTTTGCGATCCCAATCTGGTGACGGTCCGCGAAAGCCGCAAAGAGCTTTTCTCACCGCTCACCGGCTGCACCTACAAGGCGCTGGCGGCCGAGGCGGGGACGGCTTACGGCATCTCGCCCGTGCTGGTCATCCATGACGAACTCGGCCAGGTCCGCGGGCCGCGGTCGGAACTGTACGACGCGCTGGAAACCGCGATGGGCGCGCAAGAGGAGCCGCTGTCGATCGTCATCAGCACGCAGGCGCCCACCGGCCTCGATCTGTTGTCGCTGCTGATCGACTACGTCAAGACGAATGCCGATGCGCTGACCAAGCTGGTGCTGTTCGAGGCGGACGAACAGCTGGCGCTGGATGACCCGAAGACGTGGGCACTCGCCAACCCGGCACTTGGGGATTTTCTCAACCAGGCGGAAGTCAAGGGGCTGGCCGAGAAGGCCATCCGCATGCCGAGCTTTGAATCGGCGTTCAGGAACCTGCACCTCAACCAACGCGTCTCGGCGCTCGCGCAGTTGTTCTCGCTCTCGGTCTGGGAAGCCAATGGCGACAAGCCCGACCTTGAGGCATTCGGCGACGGCCCGGTGTACGGGGGCCTTGATCTGTCGGGTCAGCAAGACCTCACGGCGCTGGTGCTCGTCGCCGAAGGGCCGCCGGGTAAGTGGAATGTCTGGCCGCATTTCTGGACCCCGGCCGACACGCTGCGCGACCGGGCGATGCGTGACCGGCAGCCTTACGACCAGTGGGTGAAGCAGGGACTGCTGACCGCGGTTCCGGGTGTGACGATCGACTACGCGTTTGTGGCGCAGCGCATCGCCGAATTGAGCCGGCAATGCAAGTTGAAGCAGATTCGCTTTGACCGCTGGCGGATCGAGGAATTGAAGGCGGCGCTCAAGGCGATCGGCGCGGCTGTCCCGCTGGAGGAAGCCGGACAGGGATTTCGCGACATGGCGCCCGCGCTCGATGCGCTGGAGACGGTGGCGCTGCAAGGGCGGATGCGCCACGGGATGCAGCCGGTGCTGACGATGAACGCGGCCAACGCCATCGTCACCACCGATCCCGCGGGCAATCGCAAGCTCGACAAGTCGAAGGCGATCGGCCGCATCGACGGGATGGTGGCGCTGGCGATGGCTGTCGCTGCGGCGACGAGCAATGTCCGGCCAAACTTCAATGCAAAGGCGATGATCTTTTGACCGAGCTTCGCATCAAGGCGAACGCGGCACCGCCGCCGGGTGACGACCCGTTCGAGTTTGTCATGAGCGACGAGAGCGTCGACCGGATGGGCGACGTCATCGAGCAAGACGGCTGGGAACTGGAGAATTTCCGCCGTAACCCTATCGCGCTGTTCGGTCATAGCGCCGGGTTCCCCATCGGCACGTGGCGGGACGTCGCGGTCGAGGGCGGCCGGCTCAAGGGACGGTTGGACTTGATGCCGGCCGTCAGCGACCGGCTCAGGGAAATCCAAGCCGCCGTGGCGGCTGGGGTGCTGCGTGCCGTCTCGGTGGGTTTTCGTCCGATCGACATGGAACCCCTCGAAGGCTCCAAGGACGGCGGCTATCGGTTTACCAAATCCGAATTGGTCGAGTGTTCGCTGGTCAGCGTGCCGGCGAACCCCAATGCCTTGTCCATCGCGAAAGCGATCGGGCTCTCTCGCGACACGCAACGGCTGATCTTTGGCGAGCTTGCCGATGACGGTCAGACGGTGCGCCGCGATCTCCCTGGCGGGCTTGCCACAAATGATCTCACCCGAAAGCCCAAGGCCATGAACATCAGCGAAAGGATTGAAGCGTCCCAAACTGCGGTCAACCAGTTGCGGGACCAGCTGACCCAACATCTCAACCAAGCCGGCGACAATCTCGACGAGCCGGCGATTGCCCGCAGCGATGAACTCAATGCGTCGATCAGCGGCGAACTCCACCGGCTCGAAACCCTCCAGCGCGCGGAAACCGCGCTCGGCGGAACATCGCTTGTCCTGCAACCGACGCCCCGGACGGTGCCGTTGCAAGTCCTGCCGCCGCCGCGGCTGTTCGCTATGCCAAAGCGGCCGGAAAAGCCCGGTGAACTACTGTTGAATGCGCTCGCGGCCAAGTGGAAATCCGAGCGGGCGCATACGACACCGGACGCCGTGCTGTCGGACTGGGGAATGGGCGACAATGTCGGCGTTCGCACCTGCCTCGATTGGGTGCAGCGTGCGGCGACGGCTCCCGCGACGACGACAACGACGGGCTGGGCGGCGGAACTGGTGCAGGTCCAGTATGCCGACCTGCTCTCGTTCCTCTTCGCCGCGTCGGTCTATCAGCCGCTCTCCAATGCCGGCGTCCGCTATACGCTCGGCCGCTACGGGTCGATCTCGATCCCGGTCGAGAGCGCGACACCAACCGTGGCCGGCTCGTTCGTCGCCGAAGGCGCGCCGATCCCGGTGCGGCAGGAGGCGTTCACCCCGATTACGATTGGCTTGAAAAAGCTCGGGGTGATCAGTTCGTACACCAGGGAACTGTTCGAGCACTCGCAGCCGAACATCGACACCCAGTTGCGCAGCCGGATGAGCCGGGATACCAGCGTGGCGATCGACACCGTGCTGCTCGACAACAATCCCGTGACATCGATCCGGCCGGCAGGAATTCGCAACGGCGTGACCGGGCTGACACCAACCGCGGGCGGCGGTTTTAATGCGCTGGTCGGCGATATCAAGCAGATGCTGAATGTGCTGATCGCCGCCAACAGCCTGCGCAGCCCCGTCTGGATCATGAACCCGCAACAGGCGGTCAGCATTTCGCTGACCCAGAGTGCCGCGGGCGTCGGGGTGTTCCCGTTCAAGGCCGAAATCGAAAACGGCATGTTGAACGGGTATCCGGTGATCCAATCGGTGACCGTGCCGGCGACGATGGTCATCCTGCTGGATGCGGCCGATTTTGCCAGCCTGACCGGGGACGACGCCCGGTTTGAACTCAGCGACCAGGCGACGCTGCACATGGAGGACACGACGCCCTTGGCGATCGGTACTCCGGGTGCGCCACCGACCGTCGCCGCGCCGACCCGCTCGATGTTCCAGACCGACAGCATCGCGCTGCGCATGATCCTGCCGATGAACTGGATCATGCGCCGGACGGGTTTGGTGGCCTGGATTACCGGCGTCACTTGGTAACCCCACGGCGTTTTGATTGGCGTAAGCCGGCTGTTGAACTCGATAGCCGGCTCGTCACTAAGGAGGCAGACGATGGCCGACGACCCGAAAAAGACGGAACACGAAGCGCGCGTAAAAGCGCTAAACGAAGCGAACGCCGCAAGCGCAAAAGCGCAAGCGATGCCGCCGACGCCGACGCAAGAGGAAAACGACCTCATGGCTCTCGGCGTGATGCACATTGACGATAAAGACGCGAGCAACACGAAAGCCGAACCGGAGCGTCCGCGTCCGGCTCCGGAACCGCAGTCGACGCCGCGCCGCGCGTAGTGGCGATCCTCTCCAGGGCGCGCGATCTCGTTTCGCGCGTCTTTTCTCCAGCCGTCCAAAAGCAAGGGTTCTGGCTACCCCTCGGGGGCGGTTGGTTGCCGGGCGATTCGCCGTGGAATTTCTGGCAGACCGGGATGAACCCGCTGCCGATCGAGCAATCCGGTATTGTCGCGGCCTGCGTCGCGGCTTACGCGCAGACCGTAGCCATGTGCCCCGGCACGCACTGGCGAACAACAAGCGATAATGGCCGCGACCGCGTAACCAACAGCGCGCTTTCGCGTATTCTCAAGCAGCCGAATACTTATCAGTCAGCATCTGACTTTTTCCTTAACCTGACGACCAATCTTTACACCGAGGGCAACGCTTATGCGCTTGCTCTTCGCAACAGCCGCTACGAAGTCAGCGAGCTTCATCTGTTCAACGCGCGCTTCTCCCGGCCGAGCGTCGCCGCCGACGGCTCGATCTTTTTCGGCCTCGGCGGTAATCCCATGATCGAGCAACGGATATCGCGCGAATTGCTGACGATGGTGCCGGCGCGCGATGTGCTGCACATCAAGTTGAACGTCCAGCCGGGCTATCCGCTAATCGGCGAGCCGCCGCTGACTGCCGCGCTGCTCGACGTTGCCGCCAGCAACAGCATGGTCAAACAAGCCCTCGCCTATGCCAACAACCAGGGGCGGCCGAGCGGCATCATTCATACCGACCAGGAAGTGACGCGGGCGCAGGCCGAGGAATTGCGGGCCGAATGGGAGCTGCACACCAAAGGCGCCAATGCCGGCGGTACGCCCATCATGGGCTGGGGCTTGCAGTGGCAACAGGTATCGGGAACGTCGCGAGATGCTCAGCTGGCCGAGCTTTTGCAGATATCCGATCAGCGCATCGCTACCGCCTTCCGCGTTCCCCTAGCACTTCTCAGCCTGATCACCGGGCAGATGCCGCAGGCCAGTACCCAGGACTTGATCAATTTCTGGCTGGCATCGGGATTGGGTTTTGCGCTCAACCATATCGAGGACGCCATCGGCCGGTTCTTTGGGCTGAGCGGATATCCCGACGAATATCTGGAGTTGGATACGCGAGCGCTTGAACGAATGCAGCTGAAGGACCGGATCGAAGCGCTCGCCAGAGGAGTTCAGGGCGGCATTTACGCACCAAACGAAGCACGCGCGATGGAAGACTTGGCCAAGGCCAAAGACGGCGACGAGCCGCGCGTCCAGCAACAGGTCGTGCCGCTGTCGTTTGGCGCCGAGCCGCCAAAGCCGGCACCGGTCGCGGCAGCGCCGGCCGAGGCGCCTCCGCAGGACAACGCCAATGCCGCAGATGGCCAAAAGGCAGCCAGTGCCTACCGCAAACACCGACGTCTCGCCGCTTGAAGCGCTGGCCGCCGAAGTCGCGGCGGATGTCGCTCGGATCGAGCGCGAGCTTCGTGCCGAGGTGCGCGCCGATGTCGCCACGCAGATACTGCGCCTCACCGAAATCGTCACAGAACGCCTAGGAGGGCTCAGGAACGGCGAAACGGGTCCGGCGGGTACAGATGGCCCAGAAGGCGTTCAGGGCATTCCTGGGGCTCCAGGCGAGGCGGGAGAGCGGGGAGAGCGGGGTGCGGATGGGCCAGCTGGCAAGCTGCCGCCCCTGCGTGTCTGGACGGAGGGCGTCCATTACGAGGGCAATGTAGTTAGCTGCGCCGGGTCGACCTGGCAGGCGATGCGCGATACCGCCCGCGAGCCGCCGCACGAGGATTGGACATGCCTCGCTGCCGCAGGGGTCGACGGCCGTGATGCGCCGGTCGGCGAGGTGTGCGGGCTCTACGATGCTGCGCGGAAATATAAAGGCTTCGACCTCGTGGCGTACGACGGTGGCGAGTGGCGCGCAAAACACGACGATCCCGGCCGGCTACCCGGACCCGGCTGGGCGCTCAGCGCGGTGCAAGGCAAGCGCGGGGCCAAGGGGGAGGCGGGACCGCGGGGTCCATCCGGAGCCGCGGGACCGATTATCGTCGAGTGGTCGATCAACGGGTATCTGGCCGTGCCGATCATGTCCGATGGCACGGCCGGGCCGGCGCTCGATTTCCGACAGCTGTTCGAGCGCTACGATGCCGAGGCGCGGAGGTGAAGCCGTACATCACGACGGTCGTCACGCCGGCCGCCGA